AGTTAATAATTTGAAATCCACATTTAAATTCAGGATGTGCAAGTAAATTGTGCTTTTTTGCAAAATGCACTAATTCATATTTGCTTTTCATAGATTTTGCAGACCTAATTAAAGACGATACAGTTCGAGCAGCAGTATCAGTCATGTTGTTATCAATGTAGGTTTGTGCCATTTGTAATTCTCTAGTTTCATTTTTTGTCATCTTCATTTCCCTTTCGTTTCATTTAAATTTACTGCATGACTAGATATTATTCTATCTATTCTCATAAATCAACACTTTTTTTAAATATTTTCAAATATTCTTATAGGGACTTTCCCTAATACGAAAAACATTCGCAAACATTCAATAAGTATAGTATAGTCTACGAAAGAAAGGAATTAATTATGAACCCAATGGATTTATTAAAGATTGAATTTGGCTCACTAAGGAACTTGGCTGAACAACTGGCTTTAAGACCCAATACTGTTGTGCTATGGGGTCAAACTCATATCCCATTTAAGTATATTAAGGAAATTGAGAGGCTATCAGAAAACCGAGTTACTAGGGAAATGCTTAGACCAGATGTATTTAACAAGGAGTGAGATATGTCTTGGATAAAACTTGAAACTCATATTTTTGACAAGCTAGAAATATTTAAAATAGCTGAAGAATTGAATATTGATCCTGATTCAGTTGTCGGAAAGTGTTGTCGTGTTTGGTCATGGTTTGATTTAAATACTATTAATGGTGTTACACCAAGCGTTACAGAATCGTTACTAGATCGTTACTGTGGTATCAAAGGATTCTGTAATGCTATGTTAAAAGCAGGTTGGATGGAAAAAGATGACACAAATTTATATCTACCTAACTATGACCGACATAACAGTCAAACTGCTAAAGATAGGGCTTTAACAGCTAAAAGAGTATCAAAGCATCGTAAGAATAAGATAAGTAACGATGAATGTAACGCTATAAGTAACGCTGAACCATTACACGAATCGTTAGATAGAGAAGATAAGATAAGAGAAGATGAGATAAGAGAAGATAAGTCAAATACTATATCTAAGGAATCTAAGATTCCCCCATGCCCTCATTCTGAGATTATAAATATTTATCATGAAGTCTTACCTGAACTACCAAGAGTTGTATCTTGGAATAAAACTAGAGAGGGTTATCTAAAACAACGATGGAGACAAATGTTTGTAGAGTTTGAATGTAAAGACACAGAAGATGGATTAGATTGGTTTAGAAACGATTTCTTTGTATTTGTCAAAGGTTCTAAGTTTCTAACAGGAAAAGTCGTATCTAAAGACAGAAAGCCTTTCCTAGCTGACTTAGAGTGGATGATTAAGCCTACAAACTTTACAAAAATAATTGAGAGAAAATATGAGAATTAAACTTGATAAACCTGTTTTGCAAGAGAAAAAGAGTTATTTCTGTAACGCTTATGGTTGTAAGCTACAAGCATCTATGGGATTAGGAACGGATGGAACTGGTGCGTTTTACTGCAGATTCCATTACGGATCAAAGCCCAATAAGAATGATTACATTACTTTACAGATTGATAAAAACAAAGACTTGGTAAACTTCTTGGATATGTCTTTAAGACCTGAGTTGTTCTTTGAAGGTTCATTTGACGATAAAGCAAATTTAACTTTAAAGACTGGTTTAAAGGGTTTAGAACTAGAACACTTATGGGATGCGACAAATTACAAGATCAGTAAGAACATTTTAGGTGAGTTGAACTCCAGGCTAAAAGTAGATACTGAGAAAGTATTTGCTAAGTCAGAAGTCACAGACCAGTTTAAAACAATGTTAGAAATGTTAAAAAAGGCGAAACATGAATCTTGAGAACTTAAACGAAAACAGAGTAGAAATTGCCCTAAAAATGCTATCTTCTTCAGACGAAGATCATGCAAACCTATCAGGACAGGTTAAATACCTTGAAGAAGCCATAAAACAGGCCAAGGCTCATGTATTTTTACAATCTGAGGGGACAGTAGCAGAGAGACAAGAAAAAGCCTTAGACAGCGTTTTATACGATGATGCACTTAAAGCATGGATAGAGACATACAAGCAATTTAAGATATTAGATAACAAAAGGCAACATGAGGTGCGTATTATTGAGATATTTCAGACACTTAGTGCTAACAGAAGAAAAGGAATGTTATGATTGATCATCCATTTTTAATATTGCAACACTTAATTAAGAATTATTCAGAGGCTTGTAATAATCAGGATTATGTTGCAGCGTATCAAATAAGTGTCGATATTACAGATCAGGCACAGAAACTAGAGGATTTTGCTCAAGATCTAGCTAATGACTAAAGCACAGAAAGCACATTACGACAAAGTTGCACGATTAGGTTGCAGTTTGTGTCGATTTGTCTTAAAGATTGAAGATACACCGACTGAACTGCATCATATTCGTAGGGCTGGCAGGCGAGTAGATGCACCTGTAATAGGCCTTTGTCCAATCCACCATCGAGGTAGTAATACTGGAGTGCATGGACTTGGCAGAAAAGGATTTGAGGAGTTGTACTCAACAACGGAAGAAGAATTATTAGAATTGACATTGGCTATATTATGACAAATAAATACACAAATCTAACCCAAGAATATTTGCATGAAATTTTTGAATACAACGATGGACATTTATATTGGAAAAAACCAACTAACAACAGAAACAAAGTTGGCAAACAAGTTGGTCGGGTAAATAAAAAAGGTTATTTAGAGGTTGGTATAAATTATGAAAAGTATTTGATGCATAGAATTATATTTTTTATGAAACATGGGTTTTTACCAAAAGAAATAGATCATATAGATTGCAATAAAACTAATAATTCAATTGAAAATTTGCGAGAAGCAACAACTTCACAAAATCAATGCAATTCTCCCATGCCAAAAACTAACACATCTGGAATTAAAGGTGTAAGTTGGGCTAAAAAAACTAACAAATGGAGATCACAAATAAAAGTGCATCAAAAATGTATATTTTTAGGTGAGTATACAGATATAAAATTAGCTGAAAATGCAGTAATTCAAGCAAGAATTAAATATCATGGTAACTTTGCGAGGCAAAAATGAGTTTAGTCTTCCCTTGGTATCCCCGAGAACTTAACCCCAATAGTAGTTGTCATTATCACGAAAAAGCCAAGAAGAAGGCTATTTACAAAGATATTTGCTATTGGACTACAAAAGAGGCTAAGATACCAAAAGGTGATTACTCAGAGCTAAGTATTGTCTTTTACAAACCAAACAGACGATGGATGGACTTAGATAATATGTTAGCAAGCATCAAAAGTGGCTTAGATGGTATGTGCTTGGCTCTTGAGATTGATGATAGGTGTTTTACAAAAATAACAATAGAAATACATAAAGATATTTGTGGATTGATAAAAATTGAGTTAAAATAGTAAAAAGGGGGGTATTTATGGAACAAATGGCACTTTTCTTAGTTACTTTGCTACATTCAGGCACGAATACTCATCTTCAGCATTGGACAACTAAATCCTACGCACAACACAAAGCCCTTGGCCATTTCTACGAGAACATAATCACGCATACAGATGCGTTGGCTGAGGCATACTTTGGTTGCTACGGACAAATAACTAAGTTCCCTGATACTTATCATTTGCCTAGAGGTGAACCTTTAGGATACTTACAGTCATTACAGAAGTTTGTAAAAGATGCAAGAGACGATCTACCTAAAGACTCTGAGATTGTGCAATTAATTGATAACATTGCTCAAGAGATCGACACCACAATTTACCTTTTAAAGTTTAAATCATGAGTCGTAGAGACCAGATCGAAGCTGCAATAGAAAAGACTACTAAGGGTAAGGATAGGAATTATCTACCTACAGAACAGGGTGCAGGGATGACTGCTAAAGGTAGAGCAGAGTATAACGCTAAGAATAATGCTAATCTAAAAGCACCACAAAAGAGTGGAAAGAGGCACGATAGTTTCTGTGCCAGGATGCAAGGGGTAGTAGATAACGCAAAGGGTGATGCACCTAGAGCAAAAGCAAGTTTAAAACGATGGGGATGCTAATGAAAAACGGACTTTATTCCAATATTCACCAAAAAAGAGAACGAATAGCAAAAGGTTCTGGCGAAAAGATGAACAAGGTAGGCTCTAAGGATGCACCTAGTGCTAAAGACTTTAAAGAGTCAGCTAAGACTGCAAGACGAACAACAATTGAAGATGCTTACGATAGGCACATGAAATGAAGAACGAACCTAAAAAACTAGATTTTAGTCTTAAAGCACCAAAAGGTTATCAGAATACGCTTGATAAAAAAGAAAAAGAAAGGATTATGCGTAAAGAAAAGATAACAAAAGCATTTAATAAGATAGTAAAAGACCCATTTTAAGGTACAATGAAGTTATCTAACTACTTGGATAACCTATGCAGATCAAAGAAATTGAAGTATCAAAGCTAATCCCTTACGCTAATAATTCAAGAACCCATGATGATGCCCAGGTGGCACAATTAGCAGCCTCAATAAAAGAATTTGGATTTAGAAATCCTATTTTAGTTGATGGGATGGGAATAATAGCCGGTCATGGCCGATTATTAGCAGCAAGGAAACTTGGACTAGAGAAAGTTCCAACGATTGACTGCTCAGACATGACAGAAACTCAAAAAAAGGCTTACATCATAGCCGATAATAAACTAGCATTGAATTCAGGATGGGACACTAATTTACTTAGTTTAGAGTTAGAACAATTAGATGCAAATGGATTCAACCTTGAGTTATTAGGATTTGATAGTAAAGAACTAGACGAGTTATTAGCACCAGAGGTAGTAGAGGGATTAACAGATGAGGATGCTGTACCTGATGTTCCTGATGAACCTAAGACTAAGCTAGGCGATATATATATTCTTGGAAATCATAGACTTATGTGTGGGGATAGCACAAGTATTGATGCGGTAGATAAACTAATGGATGGTCAAAAAGCAGATATGGTTTTTACTGATCCTCCATATGGGGTTAGTTATCAATCCAATAAACGAGTCAAATCTGAAAAATTTGATGTTTTAATGAATGATGATGTCATATTAGACATTGTTCCTATTATTGAAATATTCTCTAAGGGATGGGTATTTATTTGGACTACATGGAAAGTTGTGGATAAATGGCTTGAAAATACCAAAGGGTTAGGATTTCCAAGCAATATGGTGGTTTGGTTTAAGGGTGGCGGTGGAATTGGCGATTTAAACAAAACATTTTTTACTGATTACGAAATGGCATTAGTTTGGCATCGTGGTGCTGAATTGTGCGGAAAGCGTATAGGAAGCGTGTGGAAAGTAGGTAAAGATGGTGCTAGTGATTATGTCCACCCAACGCAAAAACCAGTAGCATTAGCTGAAGAAGCATTAGACAAAACAACTAAACCAAATCACATTGTCATGGATTTATTTGGTGGTTCAGGATCAACTCTTATTGCTGCTGAAAAAATAGGCAGACACGCTAGAATTATGGAATTAGACCCTAAATACTGTGATGTAATAGTAAAGCGTTGGGAAGATTTTACAGGTAAACAAGCAATACTTTCGGAGTTATAAAATGGCTCAAGGCAAAAAACACGAACCAACTCAACAAGATAGAGATACTGCAAGGCGATTATCTGCTCTTGGAGTTCCACACGAGGACATCTCTTTAAGGCTAAAAATATCCTCTGATACGCTAGTAAAGTATTACCAAGAGGAACTAGACGAGGGCAGAATAGATGCTAACTCAGCGATTGCAGGCACTTTGTTTAATCAGGCAAAGAAGGGCAATACGGCAGCAGCAATCTTTTGGCTAAAGACTAGGGCTAGATGGAAAGAGACACAATCACATGAACATTCAGGGGTTGATGGTGGTGAAATACGGATAGCATGGGCAGATGAGACTCATAAAACTTAAATACAGGCCTAGGGAAGTATTCGAGGACTTTCACAAGCGTAAAGAACGATGGGCAGTATTAGTGGCTCACAGACGCTGTGGAAAGACTGTGGCTTGTATAAATGAATTAATAGTCAAAGCACTACTAGAAAACAAAAAAGAAGCCCAGTACGCATATATTGCACCTTATTACGCACAGTCCAAATCAATAGCCTGGCAATACTTATTAAAATTTTCAGAGCCTTTTAGAACGAACCAAAACCAATCTGAGTTATGGATTGAGTTATTCAACAAGTCAAGAATTCGTTTGTTCGGTGCTGATAATCCTGATGCATTAAGGGGTTTATACCTAGATGGGGTAATCTTAGACGAATATGCCGATATGAAGCCTAGTGTTTGGGGAAGTGTTTTAAGACCACTTTTAAGTGATAGATTGGGTTGGGCTGTTTTTATCGGAACACCCAAAGGCCATAATGCTTTTTATGATGTATTTTCTAATGCTGAAAAACAAGAAAATTGGTTTGTTAGAGTTCTTAGGGCTAGTCAAACTAAACTAATACCTGATGCTGAGTTAAAGGATGCGTTTGGCTCAATGACTCCCGATCAGTATCTCCAAGAGTTCGAATGTTCATTTGAGGCTGCCATAGTTGGTGCATATTTTGGCAAAGAAATGCGTAATCTTACAGATGAGAGCAGAATAACCAATGTCGAGTATGATCCTATGTTTCCTTGTCATACTGCATGGGACTTGGGTTACAGCGATGATACTGCAATCTTTTGGTTTCAAGCTGTGCATGGTGAGATAAGAGTCTTAGACTATCACTCAAGTAATGGTGAGAACATTGATTACTATACGAACCTAATCAAGTCTAAAGAGAGGGAATATGGGTACAAATATGGTACACATTGGCTACCTCACGATGCTAGAGCCAAGACACTAAGTAGTGGTGGTAAGTCAGTAATCGAGCAAATAGCTACGAAAATACCTATAGAAACGCTTAAAATAGTACCTAATCTATCGTTACAAGATGGAATACAAGCATCAAGGATGGCATTACAAAGGGCATGGTTTGACACTAAATGTCAAGAAGGTATAGAATGTCTAAGACAGTACCAAAGAGAATATGATGAGGACAAGAAGGTTTTTAGGGATAAACCTAGGCACGATTGGACAAGTCATGGTGCAGATGCATGGAGATACCTCTCTATTGCATACAGAGAAGAAGAAAAACCAATCTTGAAAGACCACTCGATCAAGGGGTTATATGTAGGACAAACAGATGTAACTTTGAATGAAATGTGGGCAGTATCGCCTAAACCTAGGAGTGGAAGAATATGAATCACGATTACACAGATTGGTACAATCGAATCTTATCCTACGAGAGAGCCTTTAAGAAGTGGGAAGGTCGAGCAGATAAGATACTAAAACGCTATCGTGACGATTCAAGAACACAAAACAATCCAAATGCTAGGTTTAACATTCTTTACAGTAATGTCCAAACAATAACTCCAGCTATCTTTGCTAGACTTCCTAGACCTGATGTAACTAGACGATTTAAAGACAACGATCCGATTGGTCGAGTAGCTTGCATGATGCTTGAAAGAGCATTGGAGTACGAGTTAGAACACTATTCAGACTATAAAACAGCAATGGATAGTGC